CGTGATCTCAGGGATTACCTTGGCGGCACGGGCGGTTTCGTCCCACCACTCCTGGCCGAAGAATTGCACCCCGAAGGCAACGCGCTTCTTCTGGTCGAGCGCCTGGAAGCGTCGCAGGATGTTCATGACGGTGCCACGCGCATCCTTCTCCATGCCGGTACCGACGGCCTCGGCATCGAGCCCGAGATATTCCTTTAAGGCCTCCTTCTGCTTCTTTGTGCCGACATGGGCGCCTGCCAGCCGGGACGAGAAGGTGTTCAGCCAGCGTGACGCGACCTCCTCGGGCATGCCGCCGGAGATCTGTGCGGCCGTGATCGCGAGCACCGTGTCGGAATCGAGCCCGACCGTCTCGTTGGCCGCATTGGACCGCTTGGCAGCTTCGACGAGCGCCCGTTCGCTCGCCGCGCTCGCGTCGGCTAGCGCGTTCACCTTGTCGGCCCAGTCCTTAAGCGTATCGAGGCTCCAGCCCAACGCCGACTTCATTTCGGCCATGTGCTGCATGGTCTCGCGTGCATTCGTGTCCCAGGCCTTGCTGGCCATGAGCCCTGTCTCGACTGCCTTCGGTAGCTCCTTGATGTCGATACCGGCGGCGCCGGCGGCGGCGGCCTGCTGGAAAGCTTCCGGCACTTTCATGCCGAGCTTGGTGGCCATGCCCCGCAGCTCCGCCTGCAGGGCGGCGAGCTGCTCGGGCGTGCAGTTGACCTTCTTCAGGACTTCCGCCCAAGCCTTGTCCTGGTCGACCACGGAGCGCACGCCGGCACTCACGCTCCGGTAGCCGAGATAGCCGCCGCCGAGTGCGCCCATCGCCCGCGGCGTGCCACCCAAGATGGTGTGACCCTCGCCCGCGGCGGCCGGCCGCGGTGTGCGTCCGCGCTCCTCACGTCCCGGCCGGCCGGACTTGCCGACGCTGTCGACGGCACGGCTGGCCTTGTGGGCCGCCGCCGCCAGTTCGTGCATGTCGCGCTTGAGACGATCCGGTCCGCGCACGCTGCCGAGCGCCGCCGCCTCGCGGCGGACGTCGCGCAGGTTTCGGTCGGCCTGGCGGGAGGCGGTGGCGACGTCGAGGATGTCGCGCTTGATCTTGTCGGGGCCGCGGGCGCTGCCGAGCGAGCCGGCCGCGCTCTTGATGCCGGCGAGGTCGCGCGCGGCCTGCTTGGCTCCACCCGAGAGCTGGTTGATCAGCTTGAGCCGCAGCGAGACGTCGAGCGTCGTCATCGCGTCCTCGCCAGGATGCGGGCCATCAGGCCCCAGGTTTCATCGTAGACCACGGACGCCTCGACATAGCGCAAGAGCAGCTCGGGCCACGGCAGCGCGAGGGCACCTTCCCAGCCACCCCCGAAGGTCGAAGTCACGCGGGCGGCGTAGGCGCGCCACTCTCCGGGGTCGCCGATGACGGGCTCGCCGCGGCGTCCAAACGGTTCAACGTCTCGCGGAAGGCGCGCGGCAAAAAACGGCGGTTGACCTCGACGACGCGGTCGCAGTCGTCTTCCATCATGCCGCGAATGACCCCGGCCGGCAGGCCGGACTGTGTCCCATAGATTGCCCACATGCCGGCCGACGCGAATTCCTCGCTCTCGGCGACCTGGGCGACCTCGAAGGCGGCGAGCCGGCGCACCGTCACAGAGGCGACGGTCCGGCCCTGCCATTTGAACGGAAAATCGAGCGGCACGACTTCCTCGACAGATTTACCGGCCACGAAGGACAGGCGCTCGAACGGTAGCGGCTTGTCGGCCGGCGCGGCGGTCGTCTCCCCGGCCGGCGGCGGCGCATCGGCCGGCGGCAGTGTCGGACGATCGGCCTCCGCCACCACCGGATAGCTCTCGATCGGCTTGTCGGGGCGCGTCGTCATCAGGTGCCACCGTTGATCGCCAGCAGGGTCGCCATCTGCTGGAACGGGTTGGTGCCGTTGATGATGGTGGCGCCCGGACCGGCGAAGAAGTCGAACTTGTGGATCGAGCGGCCGTCATACATGTCGTGATAGTGAACGATGGTCGAGAAGTCGTACTCGATGCCGCTCGCCTTCAGCCGTTCCTTGCGATCGTCCTTGACTGCGGTCACGAGGCCCTTGAGCACCACGACGCGGCCCTTGGCCGATCCGTCCCGGTAACTCTTGAGGTGCTCGTAATAGTACGCCGTGGTGTAGTCGCCGGGCTCGCGGCCGCACAGGGCGCGGAGGCGGGGGTCGTTGTTCTTGGTTTTGATCTTCGCGGTCAGCGCCTCGAACTCCTCCGGCATTTCGATGCCGATGTTCGATCCGCCCGGCGAGAACTTGTCCATGGCGCGCTTGATCTCGGGCAACTCGACGGTGTCGATCGTGATCCAGCAGTTGATGGCGTCGAACCACCAGTTCGAGCCGCGGATGATGTTGTCCATCGCCTGTCTCCTCTCGGGTTCGAGGCCGGTCAGGCCGTCGTCAGATCGAGCGCGCCGCGCACGTTGTACTGCGCCATCGCGGCCTCGATCTCGTCGGCCAGGATGTCGAACGCGTGCTCGTAGCGGCCGGTGTAGATGCCGAGGTCGAGCAGCGGCGGCGCTTCCTCGAAATTGAGCGTCACATTGAGGCCGCCGACCCGCATGGTGGCGTTGGAGTTGAGGTTGCGGTCCCACTTGACCTCGCCGCCGAGGATCGCCGGCTCGGGCAGGCCTTTAAGCTCGCTCAAGAAGTCTTCGAGCGACTGCAGCAGCACCGTGACCAGGTGCACGCCCAGGTTCCGGCCGATGTACTTGACCAAGGTGCGCGGCACCACCTCGCGCACCGCCTTCCTGGTCCGCACCACGTTGATGGCGCGCCACAGCGGATCGGTCGAGGTGTTGACGAAGCCCCAGAAGGTCTTGCCCTGGGGCGAATTGGTCTTACGCGAGGTGCGGTCTTTGTTGATCTGCACCAGCGAGTTGACGCCGCGCTGGATCAGGAAGTTTGCCTCAGAGTCCGGGTCCGAGATCGCGAAGCCGACCGGCCGGTTGGGACCGAGGATGCCGATCAGCGCCTGGTTGCCGGGGTTGTAGTACGGCGCGCCGCGGTTCTTGTCTGTCTTGGCGATCAGCGCCGCGACCTGCGGCGAGGCTGGCCGTGTCACGATGTCGGTGCCGGAATAGACCCGCACCGACTGGCCGACCGCAATCAGGTTCATGGAGTCGGTGAAGTCGGCCGTCCACTCGACGGCGTCGGTCTTGTTCGTCGACGGCGCATCGCAGACCCCGACCGCGGTGACGATGCGCTCGCACAGGGCGTCGATCGCCGTCGCGGCCGGGTTTGCCGCCGAACTCAGGCGCTGCGATGTGAAGCCGGGCGCGATCAGGATGTCGGGGGCGACGCCGGTCTCGGCCTCGGCGTCGAGCAGCGCCCACAGGCCGGTCTTTCCCGAAGGCGAGCCGACGATCTTGACCATCTGCTCGTCGATCGTGTCGTCGGCGACGGCGATGTCGGGCACCACCGCGACCACCGAGGCGACGATGCCCTCGCTGATAATGGCGTCGACCGCCTGGCGCAGCGTGCCGGTACCGCAGCCCGCGACCATGGCGTCGTCGTCGGTGGTGAAGTGCACCGGCGTGTCGACCGGGAAGAGCGTACGGTCGATGCCGGTGCCGGGCGTAAAGGCGCCGCCGATCGTCGACATGTCGGCGATGATGAAGGGCTGCTTCTCGGTCGTCTGCAGGAATGTCCTGACGCCGACGTGCGGAGTGTTGGCGGGCATCTCTTTGGTGTCCTCTTGACCTTGAGGCCGATCAGGGGCGAAGCTACCGGTTCCCCCAAAACGGCGAGCCGCTGACATCTGTCAGCGGCAGGTTTTCATCAGTACGCCGTCGCGATCGCCGCGAAGGTAGCGTCGATCTCGGCGGTGGTGGTGATGGTCGGCGGATCGGCGTCGGCGGCGTAGAGCCGGGACGCCTGACGCGACTTTCCTGCAGCAATGAGTAGATCGACCTGGTGGAACATCGCCGTCAGCACGCTGTCGCGCACGATGCCGTGCTTGCGCGGGATGCTCTGCAAGATCGGATAGAGGTAGTCGACGAACTGCTCGAACTTGTCGACGATCGCCAAGCCTTCGTAGACGACGTTGTCGTCCCGCATGATCGTCGAGGGCCAATCGGTCGCCGGAACCCCGGCGCTGCCGCGCCGGGGACTAGACATGACACAGGTGGTCACAGCGGCCGCGCGCCCCGATGCTGCCGAGCGAGCTCCACGGGGAGGGGCTCCAGCTCGACGCGCGCGATCCCGAGTGCGCAGCCTCGGCCCAGCCGCCCCCGAAGAGCGCCGCCACCAGGTTCACGTCGCCGCCGATGTAGAGCTGCCCGCGGCTGCCGGCGCTGTCGCGCCAAGCCCATCCGCCCGTCCCGTCCCATCGCGTAGAGATATCTCGGCCCCAGACATACAGATTACCCGTCGCCAACATCAGCCCCCACCGGGACGTGTAGGCTTGGCGCAGGATGGTCGAGACCGGATCGGTTCCGGCAGATGTGTTCTCGGTGGCGCCGTAGGCGGCAGCAGCGAATTCAGCATAGCTCAGCAGATCCTTGCCGTGGGCCTGCATCACCTCGCTCGCCTGCCACCAGTTGAAGCTAACATAGTCCGCGGAGCCGTCCCCACCGAACAAGGCCGGAATCTTGGGCGGGCTGGAACCGTCGGCGATCGACACGTTGTACCGTGAGGTTCCATTGGCGCCGTGGTCGACGCCGCAAAGATAAATGTCGACCCAGAAGCTACCAGCGACCAGCGTCATACCGCGCGGGTCCGAACAGGCCGGGCGCCATTTGAGGTCCCAAATACTGTACGGGTTGATCGCCGGCGTCGTGTCGCCCCCGGCCTGGGCCGTGGCGTTGCCTCCTGGAGCATAGTGGAATCCGCCGATCTGCCGGCTCGTCGCCGTGGTGAAGCCGGGCGGCGTCGAGAAATTCGCGTCGGCGCGCAACGTGCCATCATCGCACAGGTAGACTGCATAGTCGGTTCCAGCGGTAAGTGCCGGCATCTGCACCGCGGTGTCGGCGGCGAAGCTGTAGATCAGGCCGGCAAGTTCGATCGCTGTGCCGGCTTTCAGGCTGATGCTGCCGGCACCGGTCTTCGTGAAAGCGGTGCTGGCCCGATCCGCCTTGGCGAAATAGCCGAAAAAACCCGCATCCACGCCCAGGTTGGCCAGCCCCTGGATCTTCTGCGGTGTCGTCAGGGCCTGCAGTGAATCGAAGCGAACACGGTTGCCGAGCGCGGCCATGATCGCGGCTTCCGCCGTCTCGTCATTCGCGATCCAGGCGGCGATCTCCTGCAAAGTGTCATAGGTGGCCGGGGCCGATCCTTTGAGCGCGTTGATCGCCGCCGTGATGTCGGCCGGCGTCGCCTTGCCGGCGACCAGCATGACGATCTTGGCGAGCGTGTCGTAGTCCCCGGCGACACCGCCGCGTAGATCGGCCAAGATCGCTGATTGCCGCTCCGGCGTCAGGAACTGGCGGCCCGCGTCCTCTTCCTGGACCGAGGCAGCCGGCACGCCGTCGCGATAATCGGCGAGGAGCACTTCGATCTCGGCGGCGCGCGGCGAGATCTCGGTCTCGATCGCCCGCACCACGCGGGCGACCAGGACGCTGGCGTCCGAGCCGAGATCGGCCAGGCCTCGTTCGAGGGCGTCGAGACGAAGGTCGACCGAAAGCCTGAAGTTGTTCTCGTTCTTGAGAACTTCCGCCGTCTTTGAAGCGCGATACTCGGTCTCGAACTTGCGTGCCATGGCGTCGACCTCAAACGGCGGTCCAGCTCTCGACCTTGCCGGCGTGCTCGCCCGCAAGGATCTTCGAGAGCAGCGCGCCGCTCACCTCCGTCGTCGACAGACCGCCGAAGCCGACCCCGAAGGCCTTGAACCTGGCGCGGGCAACGACGCGATAGTGGGCGGTCGGGTCGATGCTGGCCGGGTCGATGGCGGAAGCATCATTGGTCTCGGCGGTGGAAGTCGGTTTCTTGGCCATGGTGGGTCACTCCGTCGTGTGGGTGCGGCGCTCGACGTGATAGGTCTTGCGCGCATTGTTGGTGGTGCCGTCGAACTCGATTTTGCAACCGGCGATGCCGGGGCTCGCGAACGTGAAGGTCCAGATCATCTCGACGGCGTCGGCGCGCACGAGGCCGTCCGTCCCGATCACCGGCTTGATTTCGACGGCGTCGTGGGCCTTGACGCTCGCATAGCCCGCTCCGTGCAGGAGCTTGCCGACCAGC